ATTGGTCAACTCCAGATAAAGACATTGATATTTTACTAACTACAACTTCAACTGATTCTTGTATTGCTGAAAATCCCATAAAATTACCAACAGCCACATAATTTTTACTGTCATAAGTGATAGTTTTATATCCATCATTCATGTAAACATTTTCATCATCAAAAATAATTTCTGCAAGATGAACTGGTCTATTAGCTGATTTGACAACCTCGTTTTGAAATGCTGTAGTTGAACCTCTGTTCATTAAACGACCTCAATTAATTTCATACTATAATTCACAAATCCATTCACACCAACAGACATATTTTGAGAATCGGTTGCAAAAGCTACTTTAAATGGAACAGCGTTATAAGTTACAACTTCATTGTTTGCTACAGCCAATTGCAACACAGGTTCTATAGTTAGTGAAGTAGTTGCATCAGAAACTATTGTATAAACTTTGTCATGTCCAGCAAATTTAATAAAATCACCTGCTTTTAAAGTACCAGTTAATCCATCAACAGTAATTGTAGTTGTTCCAGCTATATATCCAGCACTATTATTAACCAATAAAGTTCCTGTTGCTGTTCCACTAGAATTAGAATAAATAGGTGGTGTAAAAGTAAAAGTTCCAAATTGTCCTTTTTGCTTTTGAGCAAACGCCCACACAGGAGCAAAAGCTGTTCTAGTCAAAGGGGGAAAGGTTGCATCAATACTCCAACGCTGTCCACCCCTTGTTCTTACTTGTCTTTTTAATGAATGAGTAACACTTGTATAAGTAGGGTTTAAACTTGTTATGGATATGCTATTACATACGGGGGAAGTTGGAAAACTCATATTGCGACCTCTTGTCCATTTTGATTAAATGCTTGTCTAACAACAGCAACAATTGTTGGAGCATTTTCAGCTATTACTGCTTGTGCTGTTCTTGGGTCTAATGCGTTTACTTGTGGTGAATATGTAACATTAATAGTTTGTCCACCTAATTTATTATTTGGTACTATTGTTCCTGCTGAATCTGGAACAAACATTTCAGCTCCTTTTTCTCCAACAATACTTGGTCTATTCATTGGTGGTCTACCACCATTAGCAAATCTATCAGCACCTATATTTATTGGTGCAGTTCCACCACCACCACCACTTGCAAAACTCTTAAATAAATTAGAAGCAAAATCATTAGCAAAATCATCAATTACTCTGTTTGCATAAGTTTGAAAAATATTTCTTAAAGCTTCTTTTAATGACATAGTTCCTTTTATAACACCTTTCATAGAGTTAGCAACTGAATCTTCCATGCTTTTAAATGTGTTAGTAACAGCAGTTGCGGCTTCTTCTGCTGGTGTAACCATAACTGGTTTTAATGTATTCATTACTTCACCAATTCTTTTAACCATATCAGGAATAATTGAATTTCCGACAGCTTCATCTTCCATTCTTCTAAATTCATCTAACACCCCATCAACACCATCTCTTAATCCATCAGGTATCATCCAATCAGGTGCTTTATTCATTATTGCTTGTACCTTTTCAAACATGGCTTTTATAGGGGCAATAAAAGCCATTTTTAATTTGTTCATTATTAGTTTAATTTTATCTACAACTTTTTCAAAAACTTCTTTTATATCATCACCCCATTTAATCCAAGCGGCTGTTAATAAACCAATTGCAGTAATAACAATAGTAATCGGGCCACCTAATATTCCAACAGCTATTGCAAGTGCAGTTATAGCTACACCTACTTTAGTTATTAATGGATGTTCATTAGCAAATTCAGTTATTTTTGGTATAAATTCTGTTAATGCAACTGCCATTTTAGTAACAAATTCTAATAAACCACTATCACCAATTGCTATCTGCATACCTTCAAATGCTGACTTTAATATTTTTAAACTACCAGATAGTCCTTCAAGTTGTTTATCAGCCATTTCTTCAGCAGAACCACCTGAATCTTCTAATTTTGATTTTAAATCTTTTAATGCACCTACGCCATCTTTGGTAGCCGCCATTAATTTAACACCTGCTTGTTTGCCAAAAATTTGAACAAATTCTGTAGCACCTGCACCTTTATCTTCCATCTCTTGCAAAATGTCTATAAAGTTCTTCATTGAACCATCTGGCTTTTTAATGCTAACGCCTAAATCATCCATTGCAGTTTGCATTTTTTTAGTCGGGTCTAACATTCTTGATATAGCCGCTTTTAAACCAGTACCAGCCATTGTTCCTTTAATACCAGCATCAGCCATTTTACCAATAATAGCCGCCATTCCTTCCATTGATAAATTTGCAACATCAGCCATTGGTGCAACCATTTTAAAAGCTTCACCCATTTCAATAACATCCATGTTTGAACTGGATGTTGCTTTAGCCATGACATCAACTAATTTTCCAGTTTGTTCGGCTTCTAAACCTAATCCAGACAAAATGTTTGAGGCTATGTCAGCGGCTGTTGCTAAATCTGTTCCTGAAGCAGCGGCTAAATCCAATACGCCTGGCATTGCAGACATTACTTGTTCAGCATCAAAACCTGCCATTGATAAAAACTTCATTCCATCTGCGGCTTGTGAAGCTGAAAAAGATGTAGTTTTACCAAGTTCCATTGCTTGGTCTCGCATTGCATCAAATGTTTCGCCAGTAACTCCACCAATAGCGGAAACTGTTTTCATTGAAGCTTCAAATTCTGCGGCTGTTTTGACTGAAGATACTGCTAACCCTGTAAGAGCAACACCACTAATCTTAGCCATGCGTGAACCCATAGCTTTGAGTTTGTCCATGCTATTTTTAGCTGAAGTGCCAATACCTTTTATAGCAGTGGATGCTTTTGCTGAACCTGTTATGGCATCTCTTGGGTCTACCTTAACACCTAATGAAGCAATATTAGCCATTGTTTTTTTCCTTTAATTCAAAATAAGCCACCCATAAAGTAATTTCACTCACAGTAAAATCCATCACTTCATCTATGGATTTATGCAAATGCTCTGCTAATTGACAATAAAATTTTAAGTCGTTGTCCGACTCTAAGACTTTTTTGCTTCTTCTACAGTTGGCTCATCTTTAGTAATTATTGAAACTATTTCGTTAATAACAGTATTATCAACTTCTCTCATAACTTCAGATAATTCTTTTGGACTCCAAATAGCCTTGCCTTCACTATCCATTGCTCTAACAATTAAACTCATAGTCATAGCTTCTATATGTTTATCTTTAGCATATAAGCTCATAACTAAGGATTGCTTCTTTCCATTAATTGAATCTCTGTAATAAATATGTCCATCCCATTGAGGAACATAAACAGAAAGAAGTTCTCCACTTAATTTATCTCGATAATGTTTAAGAGCATTATCTTTAATGTTTGTTGCTTTTGTTTCCGTTGTCATATAACTCCGTTATATTTATTTTAAACAGTCGCCCATGTTACAGCACCATTAGATTCCCAAGAAAAAGTAGCCTCTACCATTCCATCCATAGCGGCACTTGCATCTTGAGTAGTAATAATTGCATTTACACTAGCAAAATAACCGCCAGTTGCAGAACCTTCTGGATATAGCTTTAATTGTACTTCAGTTCCAGCCTGCATTGCAATTTGACCATTTGCATCAGTTTCATCCCAAAAACAACTTAAAGAACCACTAGCAGAAGTCAAAGAACCTTTTCTAGTTCTTGCAACATCTCCCATAACAGTATCTTCAATGGTGTCTGCTGTTTCAGAAAGACTCCAATCTTTTACCTCAGAAATTGTATTTGCACCAATTTTTACGACTCCTTCTGAGCCTTTATGATTTGCCATTTGATTTCTCCTTTGACTTTGTTGTAGTTACAGGCTGTTTTTCAACCCATCCGTTTTGTTTTAAAAACTCCACCTTGCTAGGATGTGCAATAATGAAATCAACACCCCCATTAGATGGATATAATTTTACATCTTTTTTACTCATGAATCTCTCCAATAAGGTGTATCAACATTAATCTGATACCATTTAGCATCAGCCCCGACTATTGTAACACTTGAAACATCACAATAAACTGTATCAAAATAAGTTGAATCAAATATGCTACAT